TGCATTGCCATATACCTTTGCATCGCCAGATACCTGTGCATTGCCAGATACCTGTGCATCGCCATATACCTTTGCATCGCCAGATACCTGTGCATTGCCATATACCTTTGCATCGCCAGATACCTTTGCATTGCCATATACCCATGCATTGCCATATACCCATGCATTGCCAGATACCCATGCATCGCCAGATACCTGTGCATTGCCATATACCTGTGCATTGCCAGATACCTGTGCATTGCCAGATACCTGTGCATCGCCAGATACCTGTGCATTGCCATATACCCATGCATTGCCAGATACCCATGCATCGCCAGATTGACTTAAGTTATTTTCTTTTTCTACCCAGCCGCCTTTATCACCTTTTTTGCCTATCTGACAGTCAACAATAAGCTCTATGCGAAAAAGGGTTTTGCCAAAAATGTTAACTTTTGACTCTGGTGTTAGTTTAAATTTTTTCATAAAAACTTCTATAATTGATCCTGATAATAATCTTTTCTTAAGTTATTTTCTTCATTTATTGCTTTATCATAAGCGGCCTCAAGATAGCCGTTTATATCATTTACATATTCACTACTTAAAAAAACCTCCCTAACATCATAAGGGTTATAAAAAATAGCAGCTACAGTTTTTAAAAGTTGGTCATTTTCGGCTTGTAATGATGCATAATCATCAACCCATTGCTCTAAACCTTGGCTTGCTTCGTCAGTCGATGCATCGTCAAATATGATATGAAATATTGTTTTGTTAGTCACTGTTTCCTCTTTTTGTTGATGACTAAGTATAACGCAAATAAATCAAAAGTAAAAAGAAATTTTTACAAAGACTCTAATTTTTCTATAAAGGCAAACATTTTTGCAAGATTACCACTGTTGCCTTTTTCATAAAAGTTTAATGCTTGCTTACTTGAAAGTCCTAAGATTTTAGCAGCTTCATCCATCGTCAAATCTGCCTCCGCCCTAGCATTTCTTAAATGCATCGCCGCTCTTTCTCTGTGTTTTTGTTCTAGTTGTTTTATATTCATTACGTTTTGCATATAAATAATGTTAGCAACTTTTTGCCAGTGTAATTGATGAAATTTAGACATCTCTTTTCTTTTTTGTTGATGAACTTTTTCTAGTTCCTCAGTATCCATCTTCATAAGCTCTTCAATACTGTATTTTTTCATTTCTTTACCTTTTATTGATGAATAAGGTGGCGGTGGCAAGATTGATTACTTGCCTGGTTAATAACGTGCAAGGTAGGAACGTTTTGCTTAATGCGTTAAGCCCGCACCGCCATAACAGATGGTAAAGTTAATCTTTTACAAAGTCAAGCCATTGTTTTATTTTTTTTTGAGCTTCTTGTAGACCGTAAGCTATCTCGCCTTTTTTGTTTAAAGTGGGTTTAAAGTTATCCCACCATTCTTTTTGCGATTGCTGCAACTTGCCTTTTAAGGTTTTTAATTCTAAATAAAATATGTAAGTAATATTCTTCTCATCTAGCATTAAAGTTAAGTCTGGCGTTCCCTTAATGACTGCCCCCATGCGTTTATCATCTATAATTTCAACCATGTTTTTTTTGTTCTCAAGTCGGTTGTAGCAGATAACAACATCAGGATAATTTTTACGCAGCCATTTAACTAGCTCTTTTTGAATTGTTGCTTCTACTTTTTTAGCCATAGCCTACCAAATTATTTCATCATCTAGTTCTTCTTCAAGCTCTTTGTCTTTTTGAAACTGCTGTTCTTCTGTTAACTTAAACTCAGGAAATTCTTTCTTTAGTATTCTATCATACTTTGGATTTTTAGTATCTTTACCTACTAATATTTTTGTTGGAAATACGCATCTACCATCCAAAAACTCTATAAGCTCCTCATGTGATTCGCCCTCAATAAAAGGATTAAACTTTCTTAGCAACTGCCAAGCTTTACCACTAGCAAAATCATTATCATGAAACGGAACTAGCCACTCACTAAACCTGCTATAGTTAGTATAGTAATCTATTCTGAGTGATTTATTTCCGTTTGTTTTATTGCTATGCTCTTCAAAAGAACAAAAATTAACATCGTGCCACTGTTCAGGCTCAGGCTTATAGACTGTCGAGCTAATAGTATCTTCTTTATCTAAGTGATCTATTACTTTAACTTCTGGGATTATTTCGTAACCACAGGAATGACATTGCATTTGGCTAATTTTCATCAACTCTTCACATTTAGGGCAAACCTTGTGACCTATTTCTTGTTTTTTTTGTTTGGTGCTTTTTCCTTTATATGGAGCGCCTAACCCCCCATGTTCAATTAGATTGCCCGCCAAATCAACAACTAAACCATCCTTCTTGCCCTCTGCTATACGCGTCAATCTACCTAATATCTGCTCATGCAAAGCTTTTGACTTAGTCGGCCTAGCAATAACAATCATATCTAGCTCAGGAAAATCAAACCCAGTTGTAAACACTTCACAATTTAGCAAATATTTAATATCCCCAGATTTGAAATCTTTTATTATTTGCTCCCTTTCATCGCTTGGGGTGTCAGCGGTTATTTCTTCAGCTCTAATTCGATTAGCTGCCAAGCTAAATTTTAACTGGCTAATGTGCTTTTTATCTATGCAAAATATCAAGCAATGTTTTCTTGCTTCTGAATATTGTATTATTTTTTCAACTGTCTTTTTTAAAAGATGACCTTCTGTCATTACATCAGTTAATTGAGAAACAACATAATCGCCAAGCTTAATATCAACACCAGATAAATCAGGCAAGTGAGAAACTTTGTTTACTAAAGGACTTAAATATCCATTATCTATTAAAGGTTGGTAATGTATTCTGCATATTTCTTCACCCCAGTTAAGCTGCCCTTCTTGCAGCCTATAATCCGTTGCAGTAAACCCTATAACCCTTGCGCCAAAATGATTTATTATCTTCCAGTAAGTACCTACTTCTTGGTTGTTAGGTATTAAGTGGCATTCATCGCATATAATATAATCAATATCTTTTAACTGAGGCAAACTTGCGTCAGTGCTTAGGGTTTGCACTCCTGCAATAGTAATCTGCTTATCAAAGTCTTTTTCTTTAAGCCCTGCTGATACAATGCCCACTTGACTTTTATCACTAAATTTTTCTTTGTTTTGCTGCAAAAGCTCTTTTCTGTGCGCTAAAATCAAGACCTTACCTTTTTTAGTTAAATATTCCGCTATTTTCGCAATCAAAATAGATTTGCCCGAGCCTGTTGGCGCAATGACTATTCCATGCGTATTATTAAACGTTAAATGATTAATGGTACATTCAATCGCAAATTCTTGATAAGGTCTTAATTTCATAGAGTTTTATCTACTAAAACGGAGCTTCATTACTAGTTTCTAGCTCCTTATCTATAGGCGCATACTTCCAAACTTCTGAATAGTCAGGGTTGTTTTTCTGCTTTCTAACAAAAATAGTTAAAGCCCTGCCCTTCAAAGGTTGCTCGCCATTAACTTCTTTTCCTGTTGCTAGTGCAATCTTTTTTAAATCTTGCTGAGCCATATTTTTTGCAACTTCGTTGCTATGCCATAAGTTAAACCTTGAAATAATAGTTTTATTTTTATGAGCGCCTTCGACAACATTAAATGTAACTTCAAGAAGCTTGTTTAACCCGTCTTTAGTTGGTTTAATTTCTTCACTTGAAATCATTGCTCTATACCCACCTTCTGGCAAGCCTAAACTTTCTAATTCTACATTACTAGTATCAATTCCGTAATCCATTTTATTCTCCTTTGATATTTTTAACTAATGCTTGATAATCAAGCGGTATCTTATTTGCTAACTTCATTCTTCCACCCCCTTCAAAAGATGGGCTGCCACCAGCCAAAAGCACAGGCTTAGGCTCGCTAGTTTTTCCGTCTTTATCAACAAAGAAATCATAATCAGCAAATAAAATTAGGTCTGCCCACTCATTCACTTTTGCACCTAGTTGCTTAGAAAGCTTTACTACAAACTTTGAGTAAGGGTCTTTGTTTGGCAAGTCCATAGCTTTAACCTCGCTATGCGCTATTAGAATACACTTAATACCTTTCTTATTATATATAGCATCTACCCACGCCAGAACCTTTTGCGCTTCTTCGGCTGCCATAAATAAACCTTTGCCATAGCCAAACGCTTTACATGCAGGGTCTTGAATTGATGATGCGCTATATTCTTTGCATAGTTTAGATTGTGCAAGCTTCTCTAGCCAATCCATGGAATCTATTGCTATAGTTTTAAATGGAAAATCTTTTTCCTCAGCATCATAAACATGCTTAAACCAATCCAATACTTCATTAAATGACTTAAGTTTAGGTGTTGAACTTACTTTGTTATCTAAATAATCAAGTCCACCTTCTATATCTATAAAGAACACATCATCAGCTTGGCTTGCAAATGTAGTTTTTCCAATTTTTGGCACGCCATATAACACAACTTTTGCAGGCATTTCTTTGCTTTGCCCTTTTTGCTCTATTTTAAATTCTGTCATTTACACCTCTTTTTATTGTTGACATTTCCGTTTTTACAGGAAACAATTATACCTGTCAACTAAAAAGGTAAAAATATGAGAAAATTTGATTTTGGGTTATATATTAGAGGTAAGCGAATTGAGCGAAGGCTAAGCTTGATAGAGGCTTCGGAGCGAATAGGCAAAGGAAAAACTTGGCTAAGTGATTTAGAAAACAACAAAATTACTCGCCCAAAAATGGAAGATATTGAAAGAGTTTCCGCTGCGTACGGATTAAATTTAGATGACACAGTTGTAAAAGCTGGTAGGATTCCAGCGGGCGTTTATTGGAAGATAGTTAACAATCCAGAAATAATTAATTTAGTGAGGGAATTGGATGTTTCAGAAATTTAAAGAAGCGGGTTTAGTTGTTATCCCAGAAAATAACGGTGTACCTTTAAAGGGTGTTGAGTGGAGTAAATATACTTTAGATAACATTCCGGATTTTAGTAACAGAACTTGCGAAGGTTATGGCCTTATATGTGGTGAAGTTAGTAATATAATTGCGCTAGACATAGACACAGACGACCCAGCTATAATAGCGCAGATAGAAGGTTTAAGTGGCCTAAGCCCAATAAAGAAAAGAGGGGGGAAGGGCTTCACTAGCTTTTTTAAATATAACGGGGAACAAAATAAAGTATGGAAAAAAGATGGTGAAATAGTTGCGGAACTTTTATCAACAAAGAGGAAAACGACTATTCCACCATCTAGCTACAAAAAAACTGGTCGTTTTTATGAATACATAATAGGCGATTTATTAGATAAGTCAATTGAACTCCCTTGCATTGATGAAAGGTTTATTGAGTTGATGGATATCATTTACCCTTCACCAAAAAGAGAAAGGGTGACTTATGAGAATGTATCGTTTGAAGAAAAGATAGAACTAGCAGAGGCTGAAGAAATGCTTTCTTATATAAGCCCTGATTGCTCTTATGATGAGTGGAAATCAATCGGCGCTGCATTAGCGCATGAATTTGGTGATGCCGCTTTTGGTATTTGGGATAAATGGAGTAGTACAAGCAGCAAGTACGATGCAACAACAATGCAAAATAACTGGCGTGGCTGTCGCTCTTATGACAACTACACTATTGCTACTCTTTGTTACTACGCTCAAGAAGCAGGTTATATTAAAGCTATAGAACCTGTTAAGTTAGATGATTATGATATTGATATTTCTTACCTTGAAAAAATAGAAAAGAAAGAAATAGAAGTTCACGGTCTTGTTGGTGAAATAGCTCAGTGGATTACCGAAACAGCAATAAGACCACAGCCACAACTTGCCCTAGGTGCAGCACTTACTTTTGTTGGTATGTTAAAGGGACACGCTTTCGAAACTACTACAGGCCTTAGAAGTAACTTTCTTGCTATGAATATAGCGCCAACAGCATCAGGTAAAGAGCATCCTCAAAACTGTTTATGGCAGCTAATTAAAGAATCAGGTTTAATTAACAATTTTATGAGCGAGCCGCAATCAGGAACAGCACTTCTTACAGGCCTTAAAAAAGCTAACAGGGTAGGTCTACTTTCAATTGATGAAGTCGGGAGATACTTGCTTAACATTCAAAACAAAAATAGCGGCGGATATCAAAAGGAAATAATTGATTATATTATTAAATCTTTTTCTAAAGCTAACAGCATGCTGGTAGGTAAACAATATGCCAATGACAAACTAAACCCTGTTATTAAGATATTAAATCCCCACCTTTGTGTGCTAGGTAGTTCAGTAAGAGAAAAGATTGTTCAATCTTGTAGCTCTACCGATGCAATAGACGGCTTTCTTAACAGATGGATTCTCTTTGAGACTGAAAAAAGGCCTAAAAGACAAGAGGTTGAGAGACAAGAAGCTCCTGAAAGTATCTTAGAAAAGATAAGGCAAATTAACGAAACTAAATATGTTTGCACCTCTGATGAGGAAGAGCCTGCTCTTAAGATTGTTAAATTTACCCCAGAAGCGGGTGCAATATACGGTGATTACTGCGACTTAGTAGATAACTTACTTGATGAAGCTAAATACCCACTAGACGCGCTTTATTCTCGTTCTATGGAGCATGTTGCCAAAATATCTCTAATTCTTTGTGATAACGTTAATATTCGCGTTCAAGATGTTGAACGCGCTATTGATATTGTTACGGAATCTAACAAATTAATAGCTAACTTTGCAGGCCTGATTGCCGATAACGAACAAGAGAAAATGAATATTAAAGTTCTTGAGATAATTAGGAAGCAAAAAACTATGACAAAAATGAGACTAACAGGAATGACAAAGTTCTTAAATGCTCGCCAAAGAAATGAAATTTTAAAAGATTTAGTAGAAAGTGGCGAAATTTTAGTTGAAAAAAACACATCTGGTGGTATTCTATATAAATCAATAGCTTAGGCTATCCAATCCTCCGCACACCGCAACCACTTGCGGAGGATTTTGCGGAGGCAAAACCCGCAGTCAACAGCCAAAAAATCCGATTCTCCGCAACTCCGCAAGGGGTACTTGTATATTTGTGTTATGTGTATATGTATGTATATATATTATATATTATATATTATTTATATATATCAATAACTTATCCTCCGCTAATTCTCCGCAAATCTTCCGCAGCTCCGCAAACGTGTTTTTTATGTTAACTAGTAAAACTAATTCTTTACAGCTAAAAAGCTTTTTGGTAATGTTTGCTTATCAACAAAAAAAGAGGTTAGGATGACGCAACTTAATTTATTAGATTTAGGAATGAGTGAATTTGATAGAGCGTACAAAGAATCAATGGAGCAAATCGCAAAAGAAGCCGATAAAAGATTAAAACTTGCAGATAAAAACATTACTGGCGATGCAGGCAGCAATCACAACGGCCTAAGAACTCAAGAATTAAGATTGAGAGAAACGCAAAAATCTGAACCAGTTTATTATATGCCATGCAATGTTAATATATAACTAGGATTGATTTTAAGGTAGGTAGATTTAACGAAAAGAGATTTTTAATAGCAGGGTACTATTTTAAATTTTAAACTAAAAATAAGGTAAAAAATGACTAAAGATAAAGATATAAGTAATATACTTAAAAAACTAAAATTCTGTTTAGGATGTGTTAAACTTTTATTAATTGTATATGGAGGCTTTTTCTACGCGGCGGGAGCTTTTGTGGAATGGAATCTCTTCCCCAGTGAATGGGGTGATTCGACAAGATTATTTACTGTAATTATGTGGCTAATTGTTTCATTAGTTACAACATCTTTTATTGTTATTGGTTTATATGAAGAAAGATTCGGAGGTCACGGTGAGTAAATGCAGCAACCGTTTATGATGCATGGAAAAAACTTAACAACTACTGAAAGAAGTTGAGGGAAGTGATGGATAAAAAAGTTTCAAAAAAATTAGCAAGAATGGAAAATGTGCCCGATGATGTTTGGGACGTTTGGTTTAAAAGTGAGCCATCTAGTTTTGACCTTATTAACGCACTTGAAAAGCACGTTGAGAACATTTACGAAAAGGCTATAGAAAAAGAAAAAGTAGAAATGCATAATAAATGGTGTAAACAAACATGGGACTCAATGCATCTCGGCATAGATGTTTTTGATGATGGGGAAATAGGTCTGCAAATTACTTCTGATGAAATCTCCGATTTTTACCAAGAGTATTTACTAAGCGAGGTTGTGCTTGAATGCGCTAAACGCACATCATATGATCGAGAGAAAGTTATAGAGTCCTTAGAAAGGTGTCTTGATAAAGTAAAGGCAATTAAGTGATTGTTTGCATTAATGTGTGAAATAAGTTATTATTAATTAACAATAATTTGTGAGAATATGGCAAGACCAACCAAATATAGTTTGGAGTTAGCTGATAAGATATGTGAAGAAATATCATTAGGCAAATCCATGCGAACAATATGCAAAGCAGAAGGAATGCCTGCTTTAAGCAGTATATTTAAATGGCTTAGAGAGTATGAAGAGTTCTCGGAACAATACGCGCGCGCTAAAAAAGAACAAGCTGAAGCTTTAGTAGAAGATATGTTAGCTATAGCTGATGATTGCGAAAAA